AACGAATACGTTTTTGAATTTTTCTTCAACTAATCTAAATAGCTTATTACGTCCTTCTGGAGTAAGAAGCATATCTAAAGATGTGATTGCAGTCACTGCACCATCCATCATGGATGCGAATAAGATTAATACATTAAAGAATACAAAGATCCATAACAATCCTGGTACTGTCAAATATGCAAAGATCTTAATAGTATTTAAGATTCTATCTCCATCTGTTGTATCTGGACTATTAGAAACTTTAAAAGCTTTTTGTATATCCAATACACCATCTACTAGAATTTGTAGCATTTTAGTATTAAGATTGATAATATTAGTTCTTAAGCTAAAGTGATGACCAACTTCATGTAGGGTAATAGCAACCAACTCAGCTGGAGATAATACACCACTTAATATTCCTCTAGTATAGTAGATATATACTTTGTATTCATTATTTGGTTGTAGTTTATATTCACCATTCTTAATAGAAATCTTTCTAGACTCATCATAGTCGCAGAAAGTATAAGCATTCAATTCATTTACAGTATTATCAATAAGAACAGTAACTTTATGGAAACCAAATTTCTTTTCTAAGATCTTCTCGATCTTAGAGCAATTATAGTTTCCTTTTTTATTAATAAGATTCTTAAACTCATCTTCAAGAGCTTTAGTATCTTTATCTTTACCAAAGTACTTTTCTTGTACAGGTACTTGGATTTCTTTTTTCTTTATTTCTACATTTTCAGCAAAAAACATTATTTTCTATGCTCCCTTGGTTAATTAAGATTATAATTAATTTATTGTTTAAGAGTATAGAAAAGTAGTGTCTTTCATACAAAGTAATAATCAGAGAGATCATATATTATAACCGTGTAATGATATATCCAAGTTTATAATAGGAGGTAATGGATATGGATAAAATTTCGAATTATAAAAGAATAGTTGGAGCATTAATGAAGAAAAGAGAATCAATAAATGATAATGCATATGAAAATATGCTAAAGAAAATAAACATTATTGAAATCTCACCAATTAATGAGACTACAATAAAGATATTTGAAGATTATACTAAGACTGAGTTAAATGATTCTACTACTGAATTATTTATTGATAGTATAGAAAAGTTTAGTCAGTTTGAAGTCTATGGTGACTTCTTTAGACGAATTTTACCAGGAACTATAGCTTATGGTAATGCTTCTAAAGTAACTCGTCTATTTTGTGATGATGATTATAATTTAGGTAAATATACTGACGTACTAACTCTTATTAGAACTAAACAAAAAGAGTTACGTACTGAATTATCTAGAAATATAAGAGAGCTTATATGTGAAAGTAGAATCAATTATAATTCCGATGAATATACTTATCTTGATTCTATTCCAGATACTGATGCTGTATTAAATACTATTGCAGCTATTCTTGGTGCAGCGACTAAATCTGAACTCAGATTTGAATTAAAGTATATATTAGGGAAAGAGATCGACCCTAAAATTTATAGATTTAATATGAATGATATTAAGATGATTTGTTATTACTTTGATATTGATTATACTAAAATCGAAGAAGTATATAATCAATTAAGATAATATATTAAAGTAGGAGGAATGGATATGGAGTCTAATATTATAGACCGTATGACTAGATATAATGAGATGCAAAATAAACGATTAAGTGCTCTTGAAGGAGCTGCATTCTTAACAAATTCAAATGTTGATAAACTTAGATCTGATAATGAGTTAATGACTATTAAAATTAAGAAACTTGAAGATAGGATTCACAATTTGTATTTGATTTACTTATTACTCTAATTATAGTTTTAATATTATCAGTCATTATTTATATTACAAAGATTCACTAGGAGAAATGGATATGATGTTTTTTAATAAGAAGTCAGAAATTGATAAAATTAGAGAGGATATTGAAGGAGTAATACTTTATTTTAAGAAAGATAATGAAATGATGGATGACCGTATTAAAGAATTATATAGAAACTGTAATACGTCTTCACGTAATCTAGATGCTAAACTTGATCGAGAAGTAGCATATCTTGAAAGAAAAATTAATAGTATTGATAATGATATTACTATATTTATCAATATCGGTTTAGGGCTAATTGCCTTGGTTATAGTAATTCTTTGTATAATTATTGGATATGCAATCACTCATTAGGAGGAATAGATATGAATGAGGAAAGAAAAGCTGAGAAGATTAATGCTATCCCATTAACTAGAAGTGAAGTAGGTAGTACTGTAGAATTAATTGGTAAAGATATTAAAGCATTACAGGAAGAAAATAAACGTTTAAGAAAATCATTAACAGATGCTAAATTTAGAGTTATATTACTAGAAGAAAATTATATCACTCTATTAGAAGATATAACTCAAAGTAATAGAATAGATATAGTTATCTATATTATATTTGCAGTATGTATAATCTTATTAGGATTTACAGTATATGGTTTAACACACTAGGAGGAAATAACAATGGAAGAAACAAAATTCAATGCATACGTCAAAAATATTCTTGATAGTATTGATTACAAGAAGACACTACACGTAATCAATACGTATCTATTAGAGATGCAAAGTTTATTAAATGAATATGACTTCAATAAACGTATTCATGATTTACAACTTATAGTAATTATACCAGAGAATGATGATGCTGTAACTATGTTTGAGACATACACTGGTATTAAATTACTTAATAAGAAAGCTATTATTGATAAGCTAACAGAATTCAATAACTATAAATACAAACGTATCTATGGTGAATTCTTCAATAGCATTCTAAGTAATGATATTGCTTTAAAACAATATAAAGCATTATTCTATATTACTGATGACATAACATCAATAGATGAAAAATATATAGAGATTAGAATTTATAATCTTCAATATCCATTACGTAGGCAATTGAATAGAATGCTGAATAATGTCGATGTTGATGGCACTGGTACAAACCATGTTATGGACTTAATTAAACGCATCTGTGGCGGAGAAGATAGACTCATCCTAGAAGGATTAGATATTAAAGACTTTAGAGATAAAGACTTCTTAGACTACAATGAAATTACGTTTATTAAGAAATATTTTGATTTAGGTGAATTTGTTAAATAGGAGGAATTCATTATGGTAAAGTTTATTAGATTACAAGATCGTCGTATTAATATTGATCAAATCAAATCATATTCTTACGATAAAGAAACACTTTGGATTGAGACTGCGGAAGATTACTTTGAGTATAAGAAATCTAATATTCCAGAGCTAGATGATGTTGTGGAATTATTGGATATGGAATTATGTTTGAATCATCCAATCAATGCAGTCGTGGCTATAGAACCAGAAGAGGTAGAATAATGTATACACAAGAAGATATTTATAATAATCGTATTAATACTAGAAATAAATATTATCGTGCAATGGTAGACTATAAGTTTAATAAACTTGCAGATGATAATACTGTAAATATAGTTAATACGTTAAATAATCCTAACTTAACTAAGAAAGATTTATACTATATTGCAAAATATATGGATGATTGTAAACGAAGTATTGCGAATGAAGCTGCATCTTGTATATATAGTGATATGCTTACATTTGATCATAAGAAATTGACTATTAATATTATTGATAAAGATACTACTGATATTGAAGATATTGTATATTCTCTTAAAGAAGATGTAGTTGAAATCATTCAAGAAGCTATTGTAAATATTAATGCTAATACATTCACAAATGATTATATGCTTGAAAGAGGCATGAAAGATATACCATTCCATACTGTATCTGATAATGCTACATTAACTGATAGCATAAAGGCATTAAATATTATGTCAAAGATACCACTTGGTAATGTAGTTTCTGACAATATCCCTAAGGATAATTATAAATTATCTTGTATTGATAGATTATTACATGGTAGAATAACTAGACATAATGTATTATTTGTAATAGACTCTTTTGACGAAAAAGATCCAGTTAAATATTGGATTAGAAAGATTAATAGAAGTTTACATGAGTCTTCTAGAGTTGTTAAGAGTATTGATATTAATACTCAAGAGGTTAAGTTTAAGAAAGGCTATAGCATTGAAACAGTGGTAGACTGTGCTATTCGAATTATATCTAGAGTATTTGAAGATATTAAACTTGATCTTGAAGCTGTAAACTATGCTTTAACTCTATACAAAGAAGAGAATAAAGATACTTATGGTTTACCAGAAGATGCTGTAGAATTCTTAGACTACTTCTATAGAGGAATCAAAGCTGGATATCTACCATATAATATGATTTACCTAGAAGGTAATATTGGAATCAATTATCTACTTGATCTTATTCCTGATGCGAATATTGAAAATCCATCTGTTGATGATTATAAGTCACAACTAGATGAAATGACATATTCTGATATTGTAGACGATATCATCAATTATCATAATGATAGACTAAGATAGATGATTAAGAGAAGAAGGGATTCGTTCCCTTCTTCTTTTTTTTGTTATTTTAGCCATTTTGAACAAACTAATAATCAGAAAGGCGGTATATAATGAAAAATACAGAAGCTATCGTAAAGAAGATATACCCTATAGTGGAAACACAGATTAAGAAGAATCTGTCTAATTATAAAAGATATATTGGTAAGTTTATATCTGATAGATCTGAAGATCTATATGATATAGCACCATATAGAAGAATCTATTTTACTCCTAAAGATGAAGATGAGTTATTCAATACTTTAAAGATTGATAAGAAAGTTATCTCTAATTTCATGGAAGAGACTTATTATGCTAAGATTGCATCATTCAATCCAGCTGCAGCTAAAGATGAATGTACTATAATCTTACTATGTCTAGTTAGATATTTCTGGAAAGCTAGAGACTCTAAGATGCTAGATATGGCTATAGTTAATATGGCATTCTCTGGCAAATTCTATCCATCTATTCATTATGGTTTCTTTAAGAAAGTTCAACCAGTTGAGTATAAATGGGTAATGGACTATGTAGTCAATAATATGCTAACTGGTAAGTTTGATCTTAAATCTAAAGGTAATGTAATCAATGCAGTTAAGTCTATCTCTAATACTTGGTTAGATACATATACAGATAGATTTAAAGACTTTGAAGATGATGATTGTGTATATCTAATCCAACAACTACATGGTCGTATTAAATCCTTCATGAAGAATATTGCTAGTCTATACTATGAAGCATATGAAAACAAATCTCAATATATTACTTATGCATCAGATGACTATTCCGATACAGGATACCGTCTTGCAGATACAGATAGCTTAATGGCAGAACGTCTTATTGATAAAGCTGTAAATCAAATTACAACTTTATCAGTAAACTATAAGTTCTGTAAGATGTCTGCAGATGCTTTAGTTAAAACTGATGAAATTAAAGATATAATTGAATATATTGTAAAGAATGATACTAAACAGAACTCAGAGATTCGTGAATTTGTTAGTCTAATTATCTATACATACTTTGCTCAGTCTAGAAATAAAGATGTACGTACAGCTGAGTTTATTAAATTCTCTATTCAACCTAAACCAAATAGTAAAGATAAGAATATCTTACGTATTAAAGATATTACAGAGAAATGGTTGATGGAGTCCTCTAAACGATACGTTCATAGACGTAATCGATTAGCTACTAAGAATAGTTACCATAGATCAGTATTGATGTATTTCACATTATTAATTCATTACAGTGCTTTATAATAAATACCCCCTTAGGATCATAGAAATCCTAAGGGGATAAATTTTGTATTATTATATTTATATGATTATATATTATAACCGTGATAGACCCAAAGTAAATTTATTAAGCCGCATGGCAAGAAAGGAATCTATCATGGAACAACAACAAACTCAATTACCAATCATTGAAGCAACAGCAGTAAACTTGACACCACATCCAATCGGATTGGTTGATCAAGAAAATCAGCCAATCTTGACTGTAGAAACTACTACGGTTGCACGTGTATCTGCACAAACTACAACTGTAGGCTACTTCAGAATCAATGGCGTAACAGTTCCAAGAACCCATACAGTGTATGGACAGGTAGAAGGATTACCAGATCCAACACCTGGCACAATTTATATTGTTTCTGGTATGATCGTTAGTGCTTTGGCACAACAAGGCATCCATCGTGATGACCTATTAGTACCAGGACAACAAGTCCGTGACGAACAAGGTCGAGTAATCGGCTGCCGTTCTCTAGACAACTAGTTTTCATAGCCCTCTACGGAGGGCTTCCTTTTTTAGGAGGTGAAGATTTATGCATCGAAAAGCAATAATCGAATGTAAAAAGATTATTGAATTAGTAAATGAAAGTAACTTTGAAGAGAAAACCAAAATTTTAATGGATACTATAAAAGTTCCATTTCTCCAAGGTCTACTTTCAGCTATAGAAGAAAGTAAGTATTTAATAAAAGGAGGTAGAAATAAATTATCAGATAAAGAGCTTAGACATTTATTAAGACGAGAGCTCTTAGATGATTTACATCAACTAAAGAAATATGGACCGATATCAATAAGTCCAATTGTATTAAAAGGAGAAAAAATGAAACTATATAGATATTATGATTTCATTGGTACAATGCTTGAAGTAGAACTTCAAGTTGAATATCATGAAAATAATTACTGGAATGGCGAACCAGTTCCAGTATACGCAGATAGAATTCGTATATTAGATAATAGAGGATTAGATAGCAGCATTCCTTTCCTCTATAAAAATACACAAAATGATAATATAATCAACAAAGATTATATTATCAAGAAAATGGCTGAATCTAAGAAGGAAGAAATCTTAGTATTGTATAACAATCAAGGAAGAAAAGCTTCGCCAGACAGAATTCTAGACTTATGTCTAGAAGCAGCCAAAGAACTTGGCTATAAAGAGGTTTATGTAAAAACTCTAGATCTTTACACATACCTCTGGAGATGTGAGAGAGTCATTTAGACTCTCTCATATTTTTTTTGTAAATTTTAGCCATCTTGAACAATTCATTAAATCAAAGGAGGCTAATATGACTAAACAACGTAAGCAAGCTGAAGAGCTTGTATATAAAGTAATGGATGCATTAGATCCGACTAAAAGTATGTCTAAATATTATGCTAATCTATTTAAAGACATGAATGATAAACAATTCTTAGATTATATATCTAAGAAATACCCATATAGATTCCAAACACGTATCTTTAAGATTGAACCAACTTTCATTGAGATTGAGAAAGCGGCTAATATCCTTGGAGTACCATTAATGGAAAAGGTAGCTACACCAGATTTATATGTAAATAAAGATGGTGAACCAGTATGGACTAAAGAAGCATTAGTAGTATATCTTCATTTAAAGAAAATGAAACAGTTCTTAACTAAGAAGAACTCTATCTCTACTAATATAGTATCTCGTGATAATAAGACTGGTCGTCTTGTAGGTCATGATAAGAATGGTGCTACATCTGACCGTGAAATGGAATCACTTGTAGTATCAGGTATGGAAGATACATTAACAGAATTCTCTCGTGCTCGTGCTGACTCAGTAGAAGCTAAGCAAGCCATGTATAATACTATATCTACTCTTGGTACAGTATCATTAGAAGATATTCCCGTAGATAAGACAGATGTATTATCTAAGAATATGATGAATGTATATATGATAGGATCTCATATTAATACTAACTTAATTAATATTAATAATATGACTCCACAGACTATTAAAGATAAGACAGTATCTAGACGTCAATAACCAAATCCCCCTTAGGATCATAGTAATCCTAAGGGGATAGATTTTGTAATAGTGGATATATATAACTGTATATTATTAAGGTGATATGATGATATATAGTTTAGTTATTAAGTCCTTAGGACAGAAAGAGGTATATCATGTTAACAAATAATCTTTTCTCCAACTGTTTCGATGCTATGGTAGCATGTTTTGCTGAAAATAATAAAGGTCTAGATTCCGAATGGGATTGGAGTGATGCATTCCAAATGCGTCGTGTGGCATTTGACATGTTATGGAACGGTCAAATCACCCATAGACAATATGATCAATTTAGTGAAGCTGTTTCTGTTCCATTGTTTGACGTGGACGAATTTGCAGAACGTATCAATCGTCGTGCTAAAGCAGCAGACGACATGTTCACTCAAGCAGTACCAGAATGGTTCTTAAAATAATTAATATGGAGATGGGAGTTAATCCCATCTCCTAATCTTATTTATTTTTTTTTCATAATCGTATTCGGACTACTCATAACTAGATGAGTAGTCCACAATACAATCTCTTATTCCATATTTTAAAGGAGGTAAACATGATTGTACAATCACATCACTCACAACAACAATAAAAGTATTTAAACTTTTACTAATATGTTTAGAGGTTATATATTATAAGAGTAAATGTTGGTAGTATAAAATTATACTATACGTAAACATAAGGATAATGTGTATTCTTATATTAATAAAGGAGAATAACTATGGAAAAGAAAATTGGTGTACTTCATGAAATCGGTGATCTAGGTCTTGGTTTCGATGAAGTTAAAGAAGATCAACAAAAGGCTCTAAAGGAGCAAATGAAAGAAGATCAAAAGAAAGAAGATAAATAATCTTTCACTGCGATGGGGCGATAAACTCCATCGCTTTTATTTTGTATTTTAATATTATAGGGACGGTGAATATAATGGTTAAGAAAATTACCTTATTTTGCATCGCCATATTGGTATCTATATTACCAATAAAGGCACTAGAAACTGGTCATCAAAACGATAATAATAGCTTAGATATTGTATTGAAAGCTATAGTAAAGAATAGTGATGATTATAGTGACAAAGTAGACAATCTTATCAAGAACGATAAGAAGAAAGAGTCAGCGAAAAAAGATCAAGTAGATCCAAATACGACTAAGGCTTTAGAACAATATTTTCAACTAGCTAGACAGGAACTACTTAGACAAGCTGCAGCTAATGCAGAAGCTAATAAGAAAGCTAACTCTAGATATTCTGTAGATCAAAACTCTGACTTATCTAATAAATCTGTTTATGTAACTACAGAAGATATGAATAATATTATTAGACACTTTGACCCAAGTGGTACATCCCCATTCCAAGGTCAAGGTAATGTATTTATTGAAGCTTCTAAAGAATCTGGTCTAGATCCTATCTATATCTTTGCTCATGCATCATGGGAATCTGATTATGGTAGATCATATCTAGCTAGAGATAGAGGTAACTATTTCGGTATTAATGCTATAGATGCTAATCCAAATGCAGCTCATCATATGGGAAATACAATGTATGATGGTATAGTTAATGGTGCAGTCTGGATTAGTAAGAACTATTATCAGGAGGGACAAACTAGTTTAAACTCAATGATCTACGGAGGTAAGAGATATGCTAAAGCAGCAGATAAATGGATTAAAGGTGTAAATGGAATCATGGCTGAATCATATGCATATCTTAAACAATCTCGTGGTATGTAGATTATAATTCATATTGATACATTATGGTAATAATTGGATAGGCTATTAAAGCCTATCCAATATTATATATTTTTTATATTAAGAAGGAGAATTTATTATGAAAGCAAAATTAATTGGCATTGGTGCCGCAGGTAATAAAGCGGCAATGACAGCTATTGAGCAAGGTGTATTTGATAGAAGTGATGTGCTTCTTATTAATACAACTCGCAAAGATATGAAAGAAGAATATGATGATATCAATGTAATCATTGGTGCTGGTATGGGCGGCTGTGGTAAAGAACGTGGTCGTGCTAAAAGCATTACAATTGAATCATTGAAATCTGAAAAGCTTAAGATTGATTCCTTACCAGATCCAGATGATGATGCAGTAGTTATTGTATCTTCATCTGAAGGTGGTACAGGTTGTGGATCTTCTACGATCCTAGCTAAATATATCCGTGAAGTATTAAACATCAACGTTCATTTAGTAGTATTCACTGGCTTCGAAGATGATGCTCGTGGTTTACAAAATACTGTGGAGTACTTCCAAGAACTTCAAGACAATTATACAGTTGAAGCTATTAGTAATAAGAAATTCTTATCTACTAGCAAGAATAAACAAGAAGCTGAACGTAAAGCTAATAACGAATTCTGTAAACGTATGCGTACATGGCTTGGTTTAGACTTAGTTGATTCTGATCAAAATATCGATGAAACTGACTTGTATAAAATTGCTACAACTCCTGGGTTTATGACTATTGAAACTAAAGAGTTTGATGGTATTAAGAAACAAGCTGACTTTGATAGACTATTTGAAGAAATGATCTATGATACAAAGAGCTTGGACTTTACTCCAACAGCTAAACGTATTGGTGTATTTATGTATGCATCTGAACGTAGTCAAAACATTGGTTTTGATAATGCTAAAATCCGTGAAGAATTAGGTGAACCATTTGAATTCTTTACACATATTCAAACAGTACCAGCTGGTCAAGAACGTGTATGTATTATGGCTTCTGGTATTAAACTTCCTACAGAAGAAGTTGAAAAGATCTATAATGAATATAAGACTAGAACTTCTAATGTAGATAAAAAGAAAGATGGTTTCTTTGATCAAATTGGTGGAATGAAATTAGAAGAAGATGATGATATGTTTAACTTATCTAATTCTGCTGTTAAGAATCCTACAGTAAAGGTTAAAGAAAACTTCTTTGATTCTGTTAAAGATGACGTATTGGTTATCAATGTAGATGGTAAGAAAGGTAATAAATCTTCCAAGATTGATGACTTCAAAGAACGTTATTAAGAAAGGGAGCAAATATGGGTCTATTTGATAAATATGTAAAACCCTCTAAGATATATGCAGAGGATATTCCATTCTCTGCAGTAATCAAGAAATCTGCTGATACTATAGTAAATGAATTGAATACTTTAGATTGGACTGATCATGATATTGCATATAGATATTTTGAAGACAATCTATCTGATATCATTTACTATCTAGGTGAAGGTGTTAAACCAATCTCTAGATGCTTATACATTAAGTTTGAACCATGGCAATATATTGCAATGATTATGGTTCAAAATCGTCCACAACTATCAGAGGATAGAATTCGTGTACTCAATAATGAGATATATGAAATATTTGAAGTTATTAATGAATCAGCATTTGATCCAGATAGATTTGGTAAAACTCTTACAGCTTTAAATAAGATCTCTAAGGTTATCAATGAACGTATCTACAAGAAGTTAGATTATGTCGATTGTACTAATAAGCAATTAACAACTATATTATCTGTAGCACGTTATTCTAGTAAGAATGAGACAGTTAATATCAGTCGTGTCAATACTTCAATCATGAGATATATGGACCCAGCTAACACTTGTGAAGAAGATTTGATGGACTTATATGGTGAACTCTTCTATGAAAACTTCGAGGAATTCTTTGTAACTTCAATGCTAGAATCCTGTGAAGATCCTAAGATTAATACATCTATCAAGAACTGGATGTTTGACTTAGAAACTAATGCTATGCTATTCATGTTGAATGACCGTCCTATGACTGTAATTAAACGTGTACTAACTAAGTATAGTCAAGAATGTCTACGTCTACAAAAAGTTCGTAAAGATGTAAGATGCTCTATGTTAGCTTTATCTGCAGATTATGATAAAGTCTTATATATAGCAGAAGAACTTAAAGAGCAAGGTCTTTATATATTCTAATCAACTATCCCAAGGTAGTTTAACTACCTTGGGGTATTTTATTTTTTTACTCCTCCTAGAACTTATTAGTAACTTATAATAATATTTTTTAGGAGGATTTTATTATGGGCTTACTAATTGAACGTGTAGCCGAGGTAACTGGCTATTCTCCCGAGCAAGGTCTATATGACGTTGCATACCCAACAGGATTTTTAAATTTTGATTCATTGAATGGTTATCGTTTAAACTGTTATAACGATAAAGGTGAGATTACTACAGTAACTCATCGTGGCATTCTAGATGGGTCTTATAACTTACTTATTGGTCGTTCTGGTTCTGGTAAATCTACATTTGCAGTACAAGCAGCGGCTAACATTATTAACCAATTCCCAGGTGCTGAAATGGTTATCCAATCTATGGAAGGCGGTATTACCATTCCACGTTTGGAAACTTTAACTGGATATATTGGTCAGGATCTATTTGACCATGTTTCAATTAAGAATAGTGGTATCACTGCAGAATCTATCTATGATGATATCTATACTATTTATGAAACTAAATTAAAGAATAAAGATAAGCTTATGTATGATACTGGAATGAGAGATTCATCTGGTAATCCAATTAGTAAGTTTATCCCAACTGTTATGATTATTGACTCTATTGCATTATTAGCTCCAGAACGTATTGCAGATAAAGGTGAATTATCTGGTCAAATGGCG